AAGCATCAATTAATTTACACCTATAAATTACTAAATCATTTATTTGATCTTGAATACCAAAAAAGCTTTGGACAATATCAAGATCAGATAACTTTGGTAATAAAGAACTAGAACTTTTAGATAGACTTGATGTAAATCTATTTGGTAATTTAGTAACCTTTTTAAATTGTTCTATTTCTACTTGCCTAGCATAACCACCGTAACCTCTTTGATATCCCACCTCTTGAGATTGTTGATTAACAGCTAGGTTTTGCCAAGATTCAAAATATTCTTTAACACCATAATCATTTAATACATGAAATGTTAAATTTATATCTCCTACTGAAAATCCATATGGAACTTTTTCTGTTTTTATTCCTATACGTCTTTCTGTAGTAAGAACCTGTCTACCAGGTAATGTAACATTTTTACAAAGAATATTTAATTCCTCTGCTGTTGATCCTGGTAATGACGGAAATTTTATTCTGAATAAATTAGGACGTGCTACACCATCTTTAGCACTTATTAAACTTTTAAATTGATCTATTGATTGAACCATTAAATCATCCTTCGAGATAATGAATATACTTGATTAGCACTAGCTTTTTGCCACTGCGCCGTTGGTAAAAACGTTGCTATTTCCCATTCCGGAGCTGGCACAGTAGAAAATCTACTTTTAACATGTTTACTTAAATAATGTTTTACACATGGTTTAAAGTATTTTAATTTGGCAGATCTTTGTAACATATTATATCTAAGATTAAATTTAGTATCATCATCATATGTTTTACTATCTGCCAAATCAAGTAAGCCGTCTAAAAATTTAGCCCTTAGAACAGGTGGTAGGTAATGTAAATTTAATCCCATAAAACCACCTTCAGCTGGACCCATAATAATTGAAAGAGGAAATGTATCAAAATATGGCAAAGTTGCTTTGTGTTTAGGATCATAGAAAAACATTTGCATAGATCCCACAACATGTTTTGGAGTTTTTATTAACTCTTCATCCTTTAATATTGCTTTTCTATTTAATCGTCTCATTCTAGACGCACGTTTACGAAACCAATCTCTAGACTCTCTTGTCCTAGGATTAATTCCTGCTTTAAAAGCTTGTAGTTCTAAATTTCTAAACAGATTTGCCATGTCTTTATTTATCTGGTTTTTTTAGATTTAAATGGCTTTAATCTTTTTAACTTTGGTAGAGGTCTCAATTCATTCTTAGGATTAGGTAATAATCCCATTGCTTTTAATTGTTTTTCAGTCCATATTTCAAAACCCCAACCTCTATCCGCTGCATAGTTCTGTGCTGCAGCCCATTTATTCATATTTTTAACATAGGTCAAACCTTCTGTAATATATTTTTTGGTTTTTCTACCATTAAAATTTGGTGGAGAGGTTTCTTTCTCAGGTTTGATTTCAACTAATATAGTCTTATTGTTTTTATATGTTATTTTAAGATCCATAAAATAACGATGATACTTTTTATCTACTTCGTAAAAGTATGGAATAACAACTTCTTCTGAACTCCAACCTTTTACCTGAGAAGATGTGTCACACCAATTAAATACTTTTGCTTCCCAAAGCGATCTAAATACAATTTGATCTGCATCACCTTTATACTTAGATCTGTTCTTTACTTTATATCGACCTGAATATGCCATAATTACCGTATAAATACTCTTAACTATTTTGTATTTATTAAAGGATTTAATATGAGTCAAATAGAAACATACTCTCAAAAGATAGCTAGATGGAGAAATGCTGAGGCCTCTAGTATGTCATCTTTAAAAAATTCAATGCCTCGGATATTTAATCGTCTTAATAATGCTGATACTGCTGGTGGACAATTAAAATATCCATTGGAAAATGAACAAGACTATGGCGGCTATATTACATTTACGGCAAAACAAGAAGCTCCTAAACCTTTAGGTAAATGGTTTGTAAAATTACTTACCGATGATGAGGATACTTTAAAAAAATTTAATGAATCGCAGGGTATTGGATCGCTAGAGGCAGCTGAACAATCTTCTCGGGTTCCACCCGAAGCAGCTCTTGGCACCAAGAGAGATGATAGGCCTCCTCTTCCTGATTATATAGGATCAGGTAGAACATGTAGACTTTATTTACCTCAAGCAATACAATTTCAGGATACTGTAACTTATACAAACGTAGATTTAGGTATTTTAGGATCAGTTGCATCAAATGCAATTCAAAATAATGCCACAGGATCTGAATTACTTCGTTCCGCATGGACTAATATAAAAGAATCTTTTGAATCATTGGGTGAAGTAATGGCCAAAGGATTCCAAACTGAAGCTGCACAAATAGCTGCATTAAGATTATCAAGGAGAATGAATACTGGAGTAGCAGGCGCTATTAGTACTCAAACAGGAATAGCTATTAACCCAAATCGTAGATCTATGTTACAAGGACCTAACTTAAGAAATTTTAGATTTGCTTTTAAAATGATTCCCACATCTCCTGATGAAGCCAGAGCTATAAAAAGTATTGTTCAATTTTTTAGAGAAGAATTGTATCCAGAACAAACCAATGATTTAGGAGTATCTGCTGCACTAAAATATCCAAGTCAATTTCATATAAAAATGAAATATAGAACTAATGGTGGTAAAGTAAAAAATGTAGCATCAGGTATTTTACCTTGTCATTTATCAGGTGTAGATGTTGTTTATAATCCTACTGGAATGGCATTTCATACAGATGGTGAAGTTCAAGAAACAGATTTAAATCTTCAATTTACAGAAATAAGAACTCTCACAAAAAGAGATGTTGCCCTAGGAGGGTATTAATATGTCTTTCTTTAGAAATTTTCCTTTTGTTGGTTATAATTTTGGTGATAATCTAGATCCTGCAGCCTTTCAAAATTTAGCTGTTTATACCGATGTTGTAGATCAGTATAAGGATGATTTAGCGTTTTATGAATTATATTATATTCAAGATAACGAAAGACCGGATAATCTATCTTATCGATTATATGGCACAACAGAATTTTATTGGACATTTTATTTATTAAATGATAAATTAAGACAACAAGGATGGCCATTAACCGAAGCGGAAATACATACATTATCTAAAAAATTCTATCCAAACACAGTTCTGGTGACAAATAGAAGTATGCATAATAAATTTTATGTAGGAGATATATGTGCTAGAACACCATTTTCTAATCCTCCATTTAAAGCAAAAATATTATCTAAAGACTTTGATACTGGTCAAATTGTTGTTAAACCTTTATCGGAAGTTAGATCTATAACAGTAAATAACGGTGGATCTGGATATACAAGTGTCCCTACAGTTTCTTTTAAAGGTGGTTCTGGTAATGGTGCTAAAGCAGCAGCTGTTGTTAATATTAGTGGTAATGTTACAGCAATAACTGTTACTGAGGGTGGCGATGGTTATGTTGTACCTCCTACGATTACTATATCAGCTCCTGATAATGCTAATGGAGCCAACGCAGCTGCTACAGCTGTTTTATCATCTAATAATTTACCTAGTGACACTGATCTATATTCAATTCGAAATCAGGCAGACACAACTTTATGGGATCCGACAGCAGTACAAATAATGAGAATTAATTCTAATGGAACTCAAGATCAAGCAATTCATCATTATGAAGACACCAATGATAATCCTGTTGATTTAACTATTTTAACAGATGTGGGTTATGGAGTAGATAATACTGCTTCTGGCATTGCAGGTAAAAAAGGTATTAGGAATATAGATAGATTAAGAACTCAAAATGATGCCTTAAGAACTATAAAAATATTTACAGCTGATGTAGCTGGGCAAATAAATGCGGAATACCAAAGACTTTTGAGACAGTAAACAATGCAAATTCAGTCAGCTGAACAAATAGACATTATAAAAGTTACTCTTTTCTCTGAACGATTTAGAGAAGGGACAGTATTACATTTTGCAGGCATAGAAACAGATGCCCCAACTGCATTAGAAATAAATGTATATGAAACACTAACATTACCTTATTTAACCGGATCATTAGTATTACAAGATGATAATGATGTTTATAGATTAGCTAGGTTAAATGGTACAGAAAGACTTAAAGTAATTTTAAAAAATCCATCTGACAACTCAGCAGGATTTATTGAAAAAACATTTATGTTAACTAGTATTAAAAAGTCAGCTAAGTCTACTGATACTGCTACCTTATTGTTTATACAGTTAATTGAAAACCATGCGTATTTTAGTCAGTTAAGACCGTTTAACAAGTCATATACAGGCACAGGCCCTGTTATTGTAGAAAAGATACTAAAGGATCACTTAAACGTAAAAATTTATCCAGATTATTGGAAACAACCTTATGGACATGACTTTAGATTTATTGTTCCGTGGCAAGATCCTTTTACCGCATGTAAATCAATTGTTAATGGTTTAGCAACAGATAATGGCCTGCCATATTTTTTAACTGCTACTTTAACAAAACAAGAAAGAATATTAACAGATTTAGAAAGTATTTTAACTCGTGAAGCATTTAATAAAGGCAATCCTTTTGTTTATTCTAAAGGTGCAACTCCTTTAGCAGGCGGTCGACAAATTCTTTCACCAGAAGATAAAGCATTAATTATAGCTGATTATCGATCTACTGACTTAGAAGAAACCTTATCAATGGCGCAAAGAGGTGCAATTGGTTCTTCATATTCTCATGTAAATGTTAATTCAGGAGAACCATATGAACAAAGAATTAATATGGAAGAAGAATTTAAAAACCTTGAAGCGAGAGAAATATTACCTAGAGGTATGAAAATTCCTGTAGATACTAAATTTAGAGAACTTCCTGACGGACCAAAAAACATTGCATTGCCTGATTATAATAGTAGAAGATTTTTTACATTTTCAGAAAATCCTTTTATAGATACTCAAACCATGTATAATGATCTTGTAAATGTTAGACTATCAATTATAAAAAACAACTTTGTAAAATATTTACTAAGAAATGTCCATGAAGTATATGTTCCTGGATTATTATTTTCAACAACTAATATAGCAACAGCGGTTGGACACCAAGTAGAGATACAATTATTACAAAGTAATCCAGGAGAAGCAGAATCAGTATCTTCTGATGATGAAAAAAGGTCTGGTACATATGTTATGTTAGCTAAACGACATATCTTTAATTTAGTTGATGGTAGACATAATGTAGCTATGTCAATTGGCAGGTTGGCAGAAAGGGCTGTTCAAGCATGATTAATTATTACGGTGATCAAAATAGATGGTTCTTGGCCAGAGTAATAAAAGGAGTAGCGGAGACTGCTAATCTTGATGACAATCTATTTGATAAATGTCAAATAAGAATTATTGGTTTACATTCTAAAGATGTTCCTGATGAAGATCTTCCTTTTGCAAAATGTATACTTCCTACAACTGAAGGGGGTGTTTCGGGAATAGGTAAAATACCACAATTATTAGAAGGAGCTTTTGTATTTGGTTTCTTTTTAGATGGTCCAGGATCTCAAAATCCGATAATACTTGGAAGTTTAGGACACGAAGGAATACCTTCCAGTGTTCAACGAGATCAAATAGCAAAGACTAATCCTGATCAGAGTTTAGATGAAACCTATGTAAATAAAGGAATTATCCTTGACCCTAATTTAGAAACGTTATATAATAATGGTAAGGCTGATGTTAAAACACGAATGATTATTATTATGCAATTTTTACGAAAACAAGGATTAGGTGTAATTGCTTCAGCAGGAGTTACAGGTAATCTAGTTCGTGAATCTACATTAAATCCAGAAGCTAAAAACATATCTTCTATTGAACAGTCTTATGGGTTAGCACAATGGAATGCTAAAGTAGGTAGATGGCAAATGTTAACAAAATTTGCTAAAAAAAGAAATAAACCATGGGAAGATTTCTTTACACAATTAGAATTTTTAGTTCATGATATGAAAACAAATGGTGCACATAAGGTTTGGAATCATATGTTTGATCCACAAAGAACAACCGACTTTGCAGGAGGCGAAGTAGAATCTAATGCTACTTGGTATTTTCTAACTGAATATGAAGTAGCTGCGTATTCAACCCAAGAATTAAAAGAACGTGAAAGTTATGCCCAGCAAGCATATGATGCTTATTATGCATCATTACAAGTCACAGCATCCCACAAAGCAGAAACACAGGCAACGGTATCATGAGTAATAGAGATAAATTACAAGGACAAATGGAGGTTCTTAAAAATTCATTAAATGAATATGCTAGATCAACTGGTATTGATGATATTGTAAAAAACTTTGATGCATCGAAAATGCATAAACATAAAACTACAGGTAATATAGAAGGTGGTTTTAAAACATTAGTAAGTACCGTTGAAGACGTTGTAAAAGGAATAAAAGAATCTATTGAACCTGAAAATAACGATATAAGTGTATTACAATTAGATAGATCAGCTAATAATAAAACAATTAAAAAATCAACCTTTAAATCAGACCTAGAAGCAATTACTAGTCAAATGGAATTAGTAGCAGATGGTTTTTTAGATGTAATTATTACATCTCCTTTACCAGAGGCAATAGCAAATGTTTTAAATACTCATGTTCCGAACATAACTAAAGAAGAAGTAAAAGTTACTACAAAAAGCAATGTAGATCAATTTGCCCACGATGATACAAATGTCGATAAGGTTATTAATAATATTTACAACGTAAAAAATTCTATGAATGAATTAGCATTATCTACAGTAACAAGTATTAATAACGGCTCTTTAAATATGACAAAGAAATCCGCAATGGGTTTTGATACAATTATGGAAGATCTAGTTGAAAAAACATTTAGAGCCAGTGAAGTTAAATTATCGCCGGCATTATATAAAGATGGTGTTGCTAAAAATTTACCGGTAAATGATTTAAAAAAGATTATACAATTTCAAAAAAACCAGCGATTGGATAAGGCAGCTGATATTTTATCTGTATATTCTGATAAAAATAAAGACGAATTAAAAAGATTAATACAATCAATTAATAATAAAGCGAGTGAAAATATTATAGAAAAGGATACTGTTACAACAGATTTACCTATTGAAAGAACAGATATATTAAAAAATCTTTGGCGAGAAGCAAACACACCTGCTAATAATACAGTATTAAAACCCATTGTAGGATCAGAAATAACAACGGAAGTAATTAATTTAGAAAGAGAAGTTACAGAAGTTATTATAATGTTTTTACCTAGGAAAGATGCTACTGTTGAAGAATATCATAGTTTATACATCAGAGAATATAATCATGGTATTAACCAACATTTTTATATTGGTATGGATGCTATAACATACCGCGGCCGACCCTTAGAAGTTGAAGCTAAAAAGACAAAAACTATTACTAACAATCATTATCAAAAATCTATAATAATTGGTATTAATGTAGATGAAACGGCAAGAGATCGAAAAGTAAAACCAGAACAAGTAGAAAGACTTATAGAATTATTAGATCAAATAATACAAGCAAAACCAGGTATTCAAATCTTTAATGCTCGTGATGTCGGATGGTTGTATAATATAAACACAGAAGCCTTAAATATTCCAGGTTTGTTAAAAACTAAATTAAATAAAATTAATTCTCCGGGTTATGATCCTAAGACATCGGATCCAATAGATCAAGAGACATTATCTACTTTGGGGGCTTAAATGTCAGATTTTAATGAAGCACAAACGGTAAATTTAGGTAAAGGTAAAACAAATAATTTACCTGAAGATCCTTCTGGCACATACCCCACACCTGATTATATGTTTTTATCTAATGCTAATAAAGAAGCAAAGGGTGAAAGTAGAACTGATCTAAAACCAGCTGTATCTGATACTTCAGTAAAAGAAGCTAAGACTGATACATTTGTAAATTCCATTTATGGATTAAATCAAGTTCAAAGATCAATAACGGGTCATAGTTTTGAAATAGATGATACTCCTGGAAACCAAAGGATTATGATTTATCATAATACTGGTGCGGGTATAGAATTAAGACCAGATGGTGGTGTTACTATTAACTCTGTTACTAATAGAATAGATGTAACAGGAGGTGATCAGGTTACAGTAGTTGAAGGCGATGCTAATGTTGTTTATAATGGCAATGTAACTATGCAAGTAAAAGGTGAATTTAATATTGATTGTCTTGATTTTAATGTAACTACTAGAGGAAATAAAACAGAAAAGATATATGGTGCTGAAAATAAAACAGTTTCTAAAGGATCTACTAATAGAATAATAGGTAATTTAACTAATTATATAACAGAAAGACAAACCGATGTTATTTTAGGAAATCATTCGCACAGTGTTAAAGGTGATTATGAAAATAATATTGGTAATAATATTGCTTTATATTCTGGGGGTAATATTAATCTTACTGCTAAAACATATTTAAATGCTTCAACGGATAATATGACATTGTCTGCTAATAATATGACTGTTCAAGGGGGAGCAGGAATTATAGGTGGAACCGGAATGTTCTTTTCCGGTAATGGAGCAAGATTTGAAGAAGGTATTACATCACCAACATTTACTGGTTCTTTACAAGGAACCGCTTTACAAGCCGTTACAGCTGATATTACTAATTCACAAACCTATGCTGAAAACGTACAGGGATCTGCATTAGGCTATGCAGTAACCGATGCTGGTACGCCAGCTTTTACTAAACCTACTGCTGATAATGTAAATGATTATCTAACTACAATGCAAGGCGGTATTCGAAATGTTGCTATTGATGATGGTAACTTTATAAAGAATACATTAGATAAAACTGTTAGATAT